CGTAACTCCTCAATCGGCTTATTCGCTAATCCTGGCCTCACATTTGCACCCTCATCACCATTCTTTATTGCTATACCCTTATTGTGATATAACAATATCTGCCCTAGCGTCATATTCCATAGCAAATATTCTTTCGTCGCCCACGGATACAATAAAGCCATTGAAACAAATAAGCGCCCAAGTTGAAACGTTACTTCTTTTTCCTCTTGGGCGCTTCCACGTTTTTTAGATCAGGCTGTACTCCCTCATATGCCTTCATCAATGCTTCTTTTATCGCATTGGCAAAGCGTTCTATTTGTTTAACATCAACATTTCCTCTAAACCATTCAGGCGTAAACTCTGGATACCGAAACATACAAAAGGCAGCGCATAAGTCTATGGAAATATCCATCGCGCGTTTTGTTTCTTCGCCTTCTTCCTGTACTTTTTTTATATCCAGTGTTGCCAAAGACCGCACTAATTTATCCACCTCGAAAGTAATGCCACAAGGGATAAAGGATACGTCAATATCCTTTCCTCCCAAGTGGACGATCCTTGGAGTTGGTCGCAATATATCTAGGTCTTCTACTACCATTTAGGCCACCGTCTTCTTGAAGATTGTCTGTACGGTTGGATAGGCATACTGCTTTGCAAGAATCGAGAATGAATAGACTGTCATAGGATCAGCATCATTGTCGCTCTTTACTGCAGCGGAGAATCCCGTATTCATAAAACAATTAGGAAGAATGTACGTGGTCGTTTGTGACGAGCCCGTTGCAAGTGTGCGCACGTTCGCAAGCTTAAACGCCTTGGCTGTCTGCACCGTAACGTTTCCACCAACGATCAATGACCCACTTGTACCTGCAATTAACCCACCTGATAGATTCGAAAATGCTGAACCGTCATACTCAATCAAATCCATTTCAAAAGTAGCGGTTTCTTTCGCTACACCTTGAATCGGATCGACTGCATTGCCAGCCTGACAGGTAAACATTTCAGGATTATAGGTAAAACTTTTTACCATTCCTGCACCAAGATTTATCCATGTGCTTCCTGATGTAGCACCCACAGCGCTTACTGAAATAGCAAAGTTTCCTATTTCAATTTTAGCATCTGCCACTGTCGCATTCTGATAGATAGGCATATCTCACTCCTTTTACGAAATACTTGAACTAGGATATACCAACTGGATATCCACTGGCGCATTATATAGATTATCGGACGTTTCAGGTATTAAGCCCTGAGACTGCCGTAAACTCCCCCGTGATATTTCAAATCCATTCATCGCTCCATATATTCCTGTAGAATATGTTCCATGAAAAACATCAATAACTAATCGCGCTATTTGTAACGCGGTCGATGCAGTAGTAGCGCGGCAATTAATAGCAAAAGTAACAGTTTCAAAACCATTTTTTCGTTGCCCTCCTGCCATCTCAAAGTAATTGATACAAGGAACAACCGTACTGACAGGGCGCATGCCATGATATATTCTGGTAGACACAAGCGCCGTTACTGCGGACGTTTGTGCTAATGTATAACCGACGCATTGTGCTGCCGTCATTGGAGATAATCCTTCAAATAATATTTGCCGTTATATAAACCTATATGCAATGTCTTACCCTTCGCAAGATCCAATGCGGGGCGGAGAAACGGTTGGGCATCCATATGTATAGTTCCAAATTCTATGTGACTATTAGATACTAAAATTCCATTAGCATAATAAGAATGGACGCCTTCAATTGATAAATCGTAAACAAATCCTTGATTGCTCCCATGTTTTTGTATTGTTGCGCCATATTTAATGGGGGTGATGGATATTATTTTTTTACACTCAAAATAATCCATAGCAACAAAACTCTTAGGACTTGGATTGCATATTTGATAATACACGTTTTCTAATGGGTTTCTATTTATCTTTTTTGAAAAACGTTTATCATAAAAATGCATGTGTGTAATTTTTATAGTCGGATTAATACTTTTTATATACTTATCCCTTTCTATATCTTTTTTTTGCCTTGAATGCCAAAATTCCCCATCCCCTTCTAGTACTTCATTTGTCGTAGGTAAATAAAAATCAACAAACACCCTTCCAATTCTTGTTTGCTTTTCATACTGCACTTTTCTTTCAATCAGCCAATCCTCTATAATTTTTTCTACATTTGTTTGATATCCTTTTTTATTCATTATTCTATTAGGATGTTTTTCAGGATTCAATTCAAAATAATTCTTTTTCAATAAACTCATTTTATTTCTAGTTTTTTTAGTACGTTTACTGCCAACATTTGGGTTTCCATTAATTTTCCAGTATGTATTTCTGCAATCCATAGAGCAATATTGATGTGCAATGTTTTTACTTTGCGGTTGAAATTCAATTCCACATTGTAAACAATTTCTATGTATTCCTTTACCTTTATTTGCATCTATCTTTTTCATAGAAAATAACTGATCAGTTATTAATAATTCTTTAGCTTTAACCCATTTGTTTCTTCCATCCCTAAAAACAAGTATTTTATGTTCTTTAGTGACTATTAGTTTGTGCACCCTGTCTTTTCTATATTCACATATAATCTCGATTAAATCAGGTGATAAAATTGCAGGTTTTCTAAACGTATCAATTACTTTATGGTATTCTCCGGTTTGTGTTAATACCATATCGCCTTTTTGTATTTGCCCTATCGTTTTACTTCCTTTAGCACATTTGGTTTTAATACTTGTATGACCATCAAAAATACAGGCGTATTCCACAGCCGTACCTACCAATACTTCCATATCACTATTCGGTTTTGTTATTTTATGGAAACCTTCTGGCATTCCTTCCCAAAATGATCGATGCTGATCTTTCTTTTTTACTTTTTCTTTACTAGAATTCTGCACCACTCTACTCATTTCAGTTCCTTGTCCATCGCCTGCTTGTACATTTATTGATGCAGCGAGATATCCATAGTCAATTGGGCATAATAGTTTCGCTTGTCCTTCCACTACCAAACCAACTTCAAACATTGTTTTTCCAACTACTTTTTTACCGAGAACTTTAACTTCTTTCCCTTCCCATTTTGTATTCACGGTTACTTTTACGCTCATGATAACCGCTCCAATCCTGTAACCATTATCTCGCCATATTCTAACACGTCGTCAGATGGCCCGGTTATTCGATATGTTTTTCCACCATGTGTTACTTCCGCATCCTGATCAGTAAACGAATAATCACCAGGAACGGTTACCATTACATGCGTACTCGCGCGATACATTTTATCCGACATATATCGTTGACTTTGCCCAGCGCCCCAAATAACAGCACGTGGTAATGTAGTGATTACTGTTGCGGTAGTGACGCCTCCCAGTCCATCTGGCGTTACTGTTTTCCGAGTAATCTTTACATCTGTCAATGTCAGAAAATCAGTTATCACATAAGCCTCGCAATTCTAAACAGACTAAGTCCATCAATTAACTCTACCGGATATCCAAACATTTCATCAATTCCTCCGCTAGAAAAACTTTCACTTAATGGCCCAAGACTTCTACTTTTTAATCCATAAGAACGACTAGGCCGCGTATCATAATCATACGCAAGCATGCGTGCGGCAATCTGCTTTACGCTTACTGGCCATTTAACAACTGATAACAAAATACTTTGCCCGGATAATTCTTCCACGACTGTTTGCCCGGTTACTAATGTTGCTGTATTCTCACTAACTGATAGCAATGTTTTATACCCATCATTCCGATATGAACCATAGATGAATATATCATCACCAGCAAGGAAATTATACTCTTCAAAATGTACTGTTCCAGTTATAATTGTCCTAGCAGGACCATTAAACGTAAGATTGTCCTCAAAAAATAGTTCACTGACAAAATAGTTATTCGTCATGAACGTAACTCGCTCTTGAATAACATCGATTAAACCACTCGCGGCAATGGTAACAGCAGAGGCAGAAATATTTGAATAAACCGTGACCTCCGTACTCGTTAACAATGCCATAGCTTAATCCTTATAGTAATACATACGCACAACTGTTTGGCACGTAGCTGCGCCCGCTACCACGCGAAGTAAATGTATGCTTGATGGAAGTAGTATCCATTCATGTCGCTGCCCTAGCGCTCCGCCCATTGTTATTCGCTGCCCTGTGTTTCCTGAAGAGGAACCAGCAAGCCATGTCTCAAGTAATGCCCCAGAACTTGCGTAAATGCCACCGTATCGATGAGTCAAGGCGCTTGTTTCAGAACTATTCTCATTATTGTTATAGGACGAGATAGCAGTAGAACCAGTTGCATCATAGCCAGGAGTCATCGACCACGTAACAACTGCAACGGCATCGACGGCAATCTCCGCTGTAAAATGGTACTCGTCAGTAGTAGGAGCAGTTATCAAAACATTTACAGCAGAAGCGGCTGCCAAAGAAATATATTGTGATGCAGTAAAATGATGACCTTCATGCACCATTTGATGCTGATAATCTATTGTTGGTATAGCTTCTTCCGCCCCATCTTGATATATAGTTACTGGTTTTCCCATATTATCCTCCAAAGGAGAAAAGGCGGGTGGCCGTATGTTTGAATCTATTTACCATACCCAGCATAGATACCACCCGCACAATTCTATTATCCATTAATAACTACAATCACTCGCTCGCACGAGGACTTTGGTAAGCCTCTACTACAGCGCCAGGACCAGTAAAAGTAAAGACAATATTGCCGGCAGTATTCAGGAATCTTGCATCTTCAAAATCCTGCCCACCAACAATACATGATGCAGTACTAGCAAGTGCCGTAAGCGCCTTTGCCCCCTGCCCAATGGACGAATACCGCGTACCAGCCGCTAATGAAATAGCAGTGATTGGCGCAGTACTAGCATAAATACGAACTCGTAAAGAATCCATATCCAACGTGCCCTGAGCGGTCGTGCATGCAATGGTGCATGTGCAGCTAGAACCAATTGCAGGGGTAGCAGTGATAACCGCGCCAAGCAAAGTGGAAGTAACAACAGTACAAGTCGTGCTCTCTAAAGCCATATTATCCTCCTTCCCTTAGCCCGCAACTTCTGCGAGATACATCGTGCAAAGAGCTTCAGGACGAACCACCTTAGCACCATATACATATAATCCCTTAACACCCTGATCAAAATAGCTTTCCCGTTCTACTGCCTTAATCTTTGCAACCTGTCCTGCATAACTAATAGCAGAACGAGAACCGCACATTACGCGGTACTGGCCAGCAGCGGATGCGCATGAAACATTATTGGAAACAAGAATATTCTTGAAGCCAAGTGCCTCACCGACATATCCACGAACGAATACATCCTGAGCAACTTTCGGAACAGCAATCGCAGAAATACCACCAACCTCGGCAAGCAGCAATTTCTGATGCATCCACGGAGGCAATACGATCCAGCGATTATCTTCAGGAACATTTGCCTGGCTTAGATATCTATTTGCATAGGATATTGTTTCTATAACATTGCCAGAAGAAACAGATACACTTGCACTGGAACTACCAATATAGGTAGCACTACCAGTTACGCCCGCGCCCGCGTACAGACCCGCAATAAACTGGTCAATGGTATCTGCAACTGCATACGCAGCCTCATCCATCGCGTCATTCATCACCTTCGGTTTTTGCTGAATAACATCTACATCATCAATAGCAAAGCTAAATGACTTTGCCTGATCGATGAGCATCGTTTTCTGCGCAGAAGTAAGCGCCTGCCACGTAAGTGAACCATACTTGGTGTAATCACTCACGGTGATCGGGCCTATTTCATTGATGTGAACCGTGTCACCAGCACCCGTGATCTCGCCTTCGTAATCGGTATTGACTACGCCAGCAAATACAAGCGCTTTGCGAAGTCTCACAAATAATTTGGCGGACCAAATCTGTGGAACGAAATTCTCTAGTCCCATACTAAACTCCTTTTATTCATTTGATATGGCGCCATCAAGCTCACCATTCATCTCCAGCTTTAATGCATCAGCAAAACTAAGTTTCTTCAAATCCACCCTGACACCTTCTTTCACTGGAGCACCACTTCCGGGTTTGTATCCTTCGGCCATAAGTTTATTTACTGTTGCTGTTTCAATCGCCCCAGTTTTTCCCTTAAACTTCTGCATATACAGCGTTGCTTCTTCCACGCTTCCAAAATTAATACCCGCAATGAACTCCGGTTCAATCTGCATTTGAAAGGCCAAATCTTTTATCTGCCCATTCATCTTATCTTTTTCCCAAGCCGCCTTCATCGTCTCCTGTTCTAGTCGCATTTCGCGAAGTGCCTTTTGTTCAGGAGTCTCTGTAGGATTTAACCGAATCATTTCAGCAGCGATACCAGCTTTTACACCGGCCTCGATTTTTGCCTTTGACTTTTCATCGTGCGTCTTAATCGCCTGCGTCACGCGCTCGTCAATCAATGGCTGAATCAGATTTTTTCCTTCCACGGTCTGTAAATAGGCGGAAACCAATTCAGGATTAACCGGCTTATCAATTGATATTGAAGCAATATACGCAACAATGTCAGCCTCTTCTTTGTGTTCGGCTATAAATGCCTGGACATCTTCAAGTGTAGTGCTTGTACTAGTATCGATCATTTACTTCTTCCCCTTTTTTGCCCCAACAGTAGTTATCTTTTTCCCTACTGGGTTCTTTTTGGCTTGAATCTTCGGTGGCCTTCCGCGCCCGCGTGACTCTTTTACCAAAGGTTGTTTTGTCGCAACCACGACCGGTTTCTTTTTAGCAATTATTTCTTGCTTTGAAACCTTGACTGGAATAGTGCTCTTCAGTTCTTTCGGCGGGGGCACTTGGATTGTTGCGGTCTGTTCGGATGTTCTCGCATGAAGCGAAGCCAACCTATTTTCCCGCGCTGCCAATTTCCTTTGCCTGTTCTTGTCCACGTTCATTTCCTCCTTACTCTCAAGTAAATAAAAAAGAGGGCTCAAAATAAATAATTATTCACTATCTATTTCTGCCCTCTCCAGATTTCTGGTCGAAGTCACTTTCCAACTACCTATATTATAACGTATTTCGTCAAAAATTAATATAGGCCAACTGTCAAGCCGTATATATAGTCAACTT